TTTTAAGATGTCTATCATAATGTTTGTAGTGTATACTATATTTAGATCTTAGTCTAGTGTTATTTCAGAAACTCTGTACACAACTGGATTTTGTTTACCAGGTTTACGGAATATGGCGTAACTGGCACCGGGTCTAAACTGATTCATCTCTACAACCTCATAGCCTTCATCTTTGATTATCTGTTCCATGGCAGTCTTGGTATTGTAGTTCCAATAACCCCTTTTTGCTAGTTCTAACTCTTGATCATAATGACAATCAGCATATTGTATAAAACAATATCCACCGGGAAGTAACACTCTTTTAATGTCGTGTAGGTACTGTTGCACATGTTGTTGTGTAAAGAAAACAAATGTGTCCCAACTGAATACAAAATTACAACTGCCTTGTGGTATATTAGAGCATTCAGTGTTTCTGGTTTTATAAAATTTTAGGTATTTTCTATGCTGGGGATTAAATTTTTCGATTATTGACGCACTAATCTTGTGCGTAATGTCCAAAAAGAAATTTTGTCTCCATGATCTGAAATCCATTGAGAACATTCCATTGCCTGGACCGATCTCTAGGCTGTTGTAAAGGTTGCTTTTTGCAAACTGGAATATCTTGGTCTGTACTTGCTTTGCTAATATTGGATCCACTGTAGGGTTTAATTGTTTCTGCTCCAGATCTCTAGCGAACCATTCCGGAGTCTTGTCCATCCTGTTTATGACTTCTGTATTGTTAGCGTCAACGGCCAGTGCTAGGTCTTTCAATATTTTGAGGTTTGAATCTATCAACTCCTGCAGATCCTCTTTTTTGACTTTTTCTAACTTCTCGATCAGCAATTTTATTTCTTCTATGCTTAACATTAAAATTCGAATAGTTTGTTAAAGGTGTTACTAGTTTCGGTTGATTGCACGTCCCATCCTAACACACCTATGAGGTTGTCTATCTTCTGATCTAGTATAGTGGCTTCCATGGCATCACCATCAAATGGCAATTCCTTGAACCACTCTGGTATACGCATCTCGTCGACAGGGTATGCTATGCTGGTGTATCCTAGCGGATTGCTTTTAAGTTTACACACAATGACCTTTGCGCCATCAGTGATTGGCATACTGTACTTGTCGCCGTACATCTCTCTACATCTATTCCAGTTCATACTAGCCCTAACATGTCCTGGCATGTTGGCCTTGCCTTTCTTTGCCTCTTCTTCAGTATATTTGGTCATGTTGTTTGCTCTTTTTGGAGAACCTTTCTCCCAACCCGGCCTTGCTTTGAATTCTGCTCTGAATTCACTAATCTTTTCTAGCACCTGTTGTTCTGTGTTTCCAATAAGAACCATATACAAAAGGTCACTCAAGAAGTCCTGCACAAATACAGGAGTGTCTGAACGTTTGAGATCAAGTCCCATTGCCTTCATTTTTCCTTCCTTGCCTTCTGTGTCGGTACGTTTTCCTTCCTTGTCGTAGTATAAGACAGCATACCTTTTCTTTGTTATAAACAATCCTTTTGAAGCGACAAGTTCTCTGCCTGCCGCGATCACTTCACCTCTGGTGCTTGGACAATGGAAACCTTTGGTCATGAACGTTTTGAATGAGCCGTTTACCTCATCTGCTATCCTGTCATACAGTGCCACCACAGAATCTTTAGTCCAAGGGATCACACCTTCATTTATCTCTTTTTGTAGTGTTTTATGTGCTGTAAAGTATACCGAGTCTGTATCTCCGTACACTATGCTCTCCCCTTTGTGATCGTACTTGCCTGCAATAATCTCATTGGTCTTGCTAGCCATGTGTTTTGTAATACATCTACCGGTCAGTGTCACACTCTGTCCAATCCTTATGTCAAAGAACCTACATCCTGGATTTAATATTGCTCCGTATAAACTGTTTAGATTAATTTTCTTTACTAACTGTCTCTTGTCCCAATACTCTCTTTCGATCTCATTATCTCCACACTCACGCATCTTCTTTTGCATTTCTTGTCTCTCCGCATACCAACGTTTCAACAATCCTGGAATGATCGCTTCATACTCGTATGTGAATATTGTACCATTGGCACTTAACATCCATTTGTTATTGCCATCAAATATTATCTCATACAGTTGTGCCGCACTCATACGCACACTGGTCTTGTCTTCCCAATCAACAATTATCTCTGTGCCTTTCTCTTGATTCATCACTGCCTGATACTCCCAACTACCAAACTGACTGTCCCAGGCCGCCGCAAATGATTTCTTTGCGTGTTTGGCCCTATTAATCTCCGCCGAAGTAATCACTGGCCTTATCTGTCCCACTATGGTTTCTGGACCCATGTTTAGTGCTCTAATAACACTTGGATACAGTGAATTGATGTCAACAGATCCGATCCAGTCGTGTATTCCTTTTTGTGGAGTTGCCACGTGGGCTCCTGCCGCCGGTTGGTTCTCTTCACCGTCTTTCTTGTACTTCCTGCCCGGTACCTGCATTCCACGTCTGTGGGTCTCGTTCACAATAGCCTGTTCAGTTACAGCAACAGCACCCATTGTTGTTTGCAGTAGCACAGTGTTTTGATGTGCGATCTCATTGGCTAGTTCTATAAACTTTAATTTTTTCTCTAGTTTGGCCAACAGTGCGGTATCCTGTCTGTTGTATTCGATGAACAGACCAAAGTCATTCTTGTACAAGTTATCTAATGAACCTTCATAGACGGTTTTCTTTTCTCCTAGTTCGTGTTCTCCGATTGCATCTAGCCTAAAACTGTGCCTTTCTTCATATGTGTACTTCCTATATAATTCTAGCAAGTCCAAATGTACACGCCCTACCAAGTCAAAACTTAACTGTTCTCTGCCGTACTTTTCAAAAACTCTTCTCTTTGGCTTTTCACCCCAGAAACATAATCTCCTTGTGTCATCACCACTTAAAACTTTCTGAATACGTCCCACTGTGTATGGAATATCATACCCCTCACTGTTCCAGCCTGAAAGTATGTCCGCGTCTTCGACGAGATGTAGGAAAGCATCGAGCATATCTTTCTCTTTTTCAAAAAGCATCGTGTTGTCAAATCTTTTTGTGAGCTCTTTGGCATCGTCCATGCTGATTGTTTTGGGTGGCACTGCGAAGGTGACCAGTTGGTCCGTCCAGCTCATGTAACAACTTATGGCAGTTATGGGCATGAACGGATCATCTGTTGTTGAATAACCTCGATCTGGATCGAAGTCTACCTCGATATCAAAGAACATCACGTTCAGTTTTGGAGTTTCCTTACCGAGATAATTCTCTTCCAAACATCTGAACACAGGATTGATATCGTGTTCATAAAGTTGCTTGTTTGATCTTATACGTTGCTCTTTTATGAATTCTTTGTTTGTTTGACACATAACCCTCTGCAAAGGCTCACCGGTCATTCCTCTGTGCTTACCCCTTGCGTCTGGATAATAGAACACGTACCTGGCATCATACTCCGTGAATATTCTGCCCTTCTTGGGATCACGTTCTACGACGTATATCTTGTCCTCGTCTTTTTTGTAAAGTGCATCTATGTAACTCATCTTACCACCAATAACTTGCTACGCCGTAACCGTAGACATTTATGATTGCGAAGTAGCCAGTGATCATCATCACGAACGCCGCTTCTCTCCTGTATGAAGCATAACATTGTGTTAGTGCTCCTACCAAGAATCCCGGATACACTATAGTCATGTCCGGATCTGAGGCTGTGATCGCAAGTGTTAGGCTGGCTCCAACTGTGAAAATGAAACTGACGAGTTCGAAATAGAACGCTGTCCTGTCACTCTCAAAACTACGAAGCCAGAATGATCTGACTTTGTCCAACATTAAAGTTTGCCGGCCGTGTTTAGTATGCTCTCCAGCGTGTCCATCTCGTCTGCGATGTTTTGGTAGTTGCCTTTGTGTGCAACTGATATTGCCTTGTTGATAAGTGCTGGTTTCAATTCTAGTTCTTCTGCGATTGCTTTTACTGTGTCTTTCAATCCACCTTTCAAGTCCTCGACTTCACCTAGTACCTGTGAGCCTTGGGAAATGATCTGGATCAATTTCTGCTTTTCAGCGTCATTGAAGTTTCTTACTGCCATTTGTTTCTCCTGTTGTTATCCAACAAGTATATAACAGATTTCCTATGAATGCAAATTATTTTTTCTTGGTAGCAACGTTCTTGGCTTTACCACGTCTGTTCT